TTTAATGGGAACTATACACAGGATACTTTTAACGAGCAGATCACTTACACTACTCTTCGCAAGAATCTTCGAGCGAAGAGCAATCAGTGTTACCATCTGAAAGAAACTTTTCATTACAGCGGTGGAACGGATGCATTGTTTTTAAGCAATGCCTCTCCTTCCGGCTGGACCACAGAATATCGTGGTCATCATGCCAACGCTTGTAATGCCAAGGCTTCCATTCTCAACGCCGTCGAAACTCAATTGGTTCGCACCAAAGGAGCGGTACTCGGCGTTGATGGTCAGACCTGGGTGAATTCCACTTGGGATCACTTAAGACCTGACCTTCGTACAGTCTCTGTTCCCAATTTCCTTGCGGATATTGAGGATCTCAAAGACTTGTATAAGGTATGGAAGAAAAAACTATCAATTGCAAAGAACTTGGCTGGAGCTCACCTCAATTATAAGTTCGGATGGAAGCCTACTATAGGCGACCTGAAGGATATGATTGAGGGAGTGACTAGACTGAGATCTAAGCTAGCAGCCTTTAAGGCTCAACTTGGTAAAACCATTCAAGGTTCATCAAGTATCGCCCACGGGCTGCCAACTTCTGCTACTGGTACCATCGCATTTCCTAGTGGTAGTCATACTGCTAGCTATACGGCATCTTGCACTCGCAAGGTGTCGTGTTACATAGCTTGGCAGCCACAACCGTTGGCTGTCATAGGTGCGCTGGACGAGGTCCTACGTGGTCTTTTAGACTCGTTGGGCTTCGAACTTAATCCTCGTATCATCTGGGACGCTATTCCATTTACCTTCGTCATAGATTGGTTCTTTGGCGTTGGTTCATGGCTTGATCGTTTCCGGATTGATGCTTTGGAGTTACCAATAGCCCTCGTAGACAGTTTTCTGCAATACGAGGAGACCCTGCATATCGAGTGGACATGGCTCCGTGCCAATGATGGCACTTACACCACACGTCCCAAGTCTGCAGGTGCAACTTATGAAAGAAAATTCTTTCATAGGATGCCGCTATATCCAGACTATGCCACTCTGACTGGTCTGGGCTGGCGACTGCCGACCCTTAACCAAGCCGAGCTACTTGTTAGTTTGGCTACTGTCCTGAAGCGTTAGGACAAACGCCGGTAGGTAACTATCGGTTAACCACACCCGTCGTGAGACGGTACAAACCCCTCGTTTGAGGGAGGAGCATGCCATGTCTCTGAGTGCAACACAAACACTCTCTAAAGATACTGCCACTGACGTCGACACTAACACGGTTGTTTACGCGTTACGTGCGGCGGACATTGGCCGATCTGAGTTTTCTGTCGCTGGGCTGACTTTGCCCAACGAAAAGAAACTCACAGTCTCTCATGAGACTGGGAAGAGTGGTGAGCAGCGGCATCTTGTGCGACTCGACAGAACTGAAGTCGACGCATTTGGTGTCGCGGCAACGGTCTCGACATATGTCGTGATCGTGCGCCCATCGAACACGGCCATTACGGCTGCGATCTGCATCGAGGAGGTTAATCGACTTGTCGATTTCCTCATCGAAGGTGGATCAAATGCAAACGTAACGGCCATACTGAATAACGAGGTTTAATACCTTGGAACTCAGTTTTAGCGGCCCGCGTTTGTACTGTTCGGTGCAAGTGTAGGTGATTGTATCTTGGAATTCACTAGGGATGCTTCTTGGAGGTGTCCATTGTTAGATGGTAGCCTGAAAAGCCTTGGCCTGTTATGGGCCAACCTAGCGACTAACCAACGCTACAAGTCTTATACCGAGGAGTTCGATATTAGAACTTTTTGGCGTAGGCTTGACAATGAGGGCTTGACATTCATTACAGTTGTGCTTCCCCGTATTGGGAAAGCACTAGATCGTTTCCATTCCACATCGGAATGGAATCCTCCTGAAGGTTTTGAACTTCGGAAGGACGTTCCTTTGGATCCTAATTCCGGTTTCGGTTTTCCCGAGACCTCAAGAATTCCGGTTTTCCTTGGGAAGGCGATTGAAGCTGCATTGAATGGCGACTCTATAGCCGTAGATTGCGTGCGTCAGCTGACGCTCGTCTTCTATAAACTGGAGGTCGACTATGGCGAAGAAAAGGAGCTACAATTCTTGGCTCGGTTTAGAAAAACCGATCAAGATTTGTTATTTCTCTTTGATAGCGTCGACGATAATCGCGACGCTCTCATTCGGGAAATGGGGTGCATCATTAAGAGAGTCCTTTGTAATTCAGACCCTCTTGATATTGTGCCCTCTCACGGCAGCGGTGCAACTGCTTGCCGTACTCCTAATTGGGAGAAACACCACCGGGCCCTCAATTACTTTGAGAAGCTCGATAATGTTTACCCATATTCTGACTATTTCTTTTTCAATCATACTCATCTTTGTGATGCTTATGAAAGATTAGAGAATAGTTTGCCCGTGTCGGTCCCTAGGGCACGAGTTTGCCTTGTGCCTAAGGATTCTCGAGGACCACGGGTGATATCATGTGAACCTGCTGAAATGATGTTTATTCAGCAGGGGATCATGAGATCACTCTATGATTTACTCGAGACCCACCCTCTCACTTCTGGTTATATAAATTTTACTAACCAGACGATAAATCGGGAGTTAGCCAAGTCTGCATCGAAAGGTGAGACTCAACTAGCTACGATCGACTTATCGGACGCATCTGATCGTGTTTCCCTTGAGTTGGTTCGACGTGTTTTTCCATCGAACTGGTTCGAGGCCCTCGAAGCTTGTCGCTCCGAGGAGACGATCTTGCCAAATGGTGAGATAGTAAAGCTTAACAAGTTTGCCCCTATGGGTAGTTCTTGTTGCTTTCCAGTTGAAGCACTAGTCTTTTGGGCTTGTGCGGTGGCAACCATACGTATATTAAGGAAGTCGAGAGACTTTCCCCACGTATACGTTTACGGCGACGATATCATCATTGGTTCAGAATTTTTCGAACCACTGGTGAAGGGACTTGAATCAATTGGCCTTTTAGTCAATCGAGACAAGTCTTACTTTAAAGGTCCCTTTCGCGAATCTTGCGGTGGTGACTTTCACTTTGGTGTGAATGTTACTCCTGTTATGGTTCGCAAATACCTTTCTAGGTCGCGTACCTCTGTCATGACTAACTCGGATTTAATCAACCATTTTGTTGATAAATTCGGTTATGCGGATTCCAATTCCCTAGTCTCAATCATTGAAACTGCGGGTGGATACGTATATCCAAGGAGCGAACTTCAGCTTCCGGCTGTTGTTCGTAGTACTCCTTGTGCTAGTAACGACGTTTTCTTCCGCCGAAGATTTAACAAAGATCTTCAGCGGTTCGAATACCGCATCCTTACATGTATCTCTCAATCAAAAGAGAGGCAACCTCCTAATTGGGAGGAGCTGTTTAGGAAACAGCTTTGTAAGGACCGGGTCAATGACCGATCGTCTAACGACGACTCCGTTATCCCGTATGAGAATCCAATTGCAAAATTAGATGCTCAGATGGATCCCGGATGGTACACTGACACCCATTCAGTCGTATCAAAATGGGTTTGGACCTGGCTTGGTTAAGCCAGATAAGAAGATGCTCTGACGGTGGTGGGGCTAGCAACCCCGCCGTCGTCATCTCTTTCAGGATTGG